AGCATGGCCATTGCTTTGCATATAATCCAAATGAAGTTAATAATTTAAAAACGCTTGGTTGGTACGAAAAGCCTAAGCCAATAGCGCAAGAAATAGTCGAAGAAGTACCAACGCCACAGGTTAAAAAACAAGTTAAAAAACAAGTTAAAAATCGGAGAAAATAATGGTCACGTCTGACTTAATTCGCGCCACGCTCCGATTGATAGGTGCAATATCTTCCTCCGAAACTCCTGCTGCTGACGAATCTAGCGATGCTCTTGAAGCATTAAATCTCATGCTTGGCTCATGGGGTGCATCTCGATTCTTATCTGCAAGCACTGGCAAAGTAACCAAAGCCATGACAGGCGCGGCTAGTTATACCATCGGGTCAGGTGGTGATATTGATACAACACGGCCAACAGCTTTGTATGTTGTCACTTATACGACTGGTGGCATTGATTACAATGTAGAAGTAATTGATTATGCTGATTATCAAAAGATTGGACTTAAAACTGTATCTGGCACAATCCCCGACTTTATCGCCATAAAGCCTGATAACCCACTATCGACCATCTATTTATACCCTATTCCGACAACAGGCACATTAACGTTAGATAATATCCGTCCTGCCACTGATTTGACCTTAGCCGACGATTTGCCCTATCCGCCAGAGTGGATTCGTGCATTAAAATTTAATCTTGCTGTCGAGTTATCGCCTGAATTTGGCTTTACTGTATCGCCTGAATTGGCAATGTTGGCGCAAGAGTCAAAAGCTATCGTCATGCGTTCGATGGTGTCAGTGCCAGTAGCGCGTTTTGACCCTTTGTTATTCCCAAGTCGCGGCGGTAATAGGATTTTGAGCGATGGGGTATAACCATGAAATTTAACTTCTTAGGCGGTCAACACAAAGGGTTTAGCAAGAATCAAAACAGTCAAGAGACCGTAAATATGTTTCTTGAGGTTGACCCGTCCGAAGATAACAAGCTCACTTTATACCGTGTCGATGGGAAAATAGCGTTTCTAACTCTACCCACTGCGCCAGTTTACGGCATGATTGAGTTTAGGGGTGTTTTGTATGTTGTTGCAGGCGCGTATCTTTACAAAGTGCTAAGCGATTTTAGCTACACAACTATTGGTGCAGTTGACTTAGATTTTGATACAACCATCGCGGCCAATAATGCAGGGCAAGTCTGTTTTAATAGCGGCTATAAAAATAAGGCTTATGTTTACGAAACGATTGCAGGCACGTTATCACAAATAACTGACCCTGCGTTCTACGGTTCGCCACGTGTCGATTACTTAGACGGCTATGGCGTATTTGTACGGCCTGACACGCAACAGTTTTATATTTCAGCATTGAATGATTTTACTACTTTTGACGCTTTAGACTTTGCGAGCGATGAAGCCGACCCCGACAATCTTGTAACGCATATTGTTGACCATCAAGAATTGTTTTTGTTTGGCGAGCGTTTAACGACTGTGTGGTTTGATAGCGGCGATGCTACGTTCCCATTAGCTAGACGTGAAGGCGCGACGATGGAAGTAGGGTGCGCTGCGGCGTTATCAGTTGCAAAAATGGATAACACCGTGTTTTTTCTAGGTCGCACAAGTCACGGGACTGGTTTAGTTTATAAGCTCAATCAATACACGCCACAAATTATCTCTAATCGCGGCGTTGAATATCTCATCAACTCGTTTGAACGTATAGATGATGCGTTTGCTTATACTTATCAAAAGAATGGCCATAGTTTCTATGTGCTGACATTCCCTACTGCTAACAAAACACTCGTTTATGATGCGGCAATTCAAGATCCTGATTTGGCTTGGTCTGTGCGTGAAACATACGGTCTAGGCCGTGACCGCGCATCATGTTATGCGTTCGCGTTTGGAAAACATCTAGTCGGCGACTTTGTTAGCGGCGTATTGTATGAGCTAGACGAAGATACACACACTGACGGCGGAGAGCCTATCGTATGGAGTCGGACAACGGCGCATATTATTAGCGACTATAAGAGAGTCAAACATAAAGAAGTTGTCCTTAACTTTGAGACTGGTGTCGGCTTAGAGAATGGCACTGACCCGTTAGTCTATCTTACGTATTCCGACGACGGCGGACATAGTTACATCACGCCACGCGAAGCAAGTCTAGGCGTTATTGGGCAGCGTAAAAATAGGGTAATGTGGGCGCGTCTTGGTAATTCACGCGACAGGGTTTATAAAGTGTTCGGTAGCGAACCTGTAAAAACTGTTTTGATGGGTGGTTATATTGATGTTGAGGCAGGTAAAACATGAGCAAGATTGCATCGCCACTTACGTTAGACCTGACCAATACGCGCGCATTTAAGACGTGGCTTTATGATTTGTGGCGTTCGACGGGTGGCGATACTTCAACTGGTGCTGATTTAATAACATTACAGTCTGATGTTGACGCTTTAGAAGTTGACGTTTCTGTATTACAGTCTGATGTTGACGCTTTAGAAGTTGACGTTTCTGTATTGCAGTCTAACCAAGTATTGACCAAGCAAACGATTGTTGACTTAGGCTCTACTTATGTTTTTGACAAGACTATCAATGTTGTTGACGCTGATGTGACTGTTGACAGTTTATTAATGGCACAAATTGCCCCGATTGCAAACGGCTACACTCGCCCGATAGAAGAAGTGATTTACGAGAAAATAACCATTCAACCGATGCCTAAAGCAGGGTCGATTGACTTTTACATACAACCGCAACAAGGCCATTTTAAGGGCTTATTTGCTATAACTTATACGGTGGCTTTATGACTGGGCGCGTCAATCTTGTAAACTCTAGTGAGACTGAAATCGGCACTGAGGCCAATCCTTTTATCACTAAAGAGGCCGCTAGCGCGATTGCCGATGGTTTTGGCGACCTTAGCACGTCGAACAATTCAACCACGCCATTAGCTGCTGGTGCTACGTTCACAGGAACGGCAGAGCAAAACAACTTCCCTGACGTTTATATTTCCTGTATTACCGACCAAGCTGGCACGTTATTTTTTGATTTTAGCAACGATGGCACAAACTGGAATGTTTTTCCCCCTGCTGGATTCACACTCACGGCAGGCGTACACGAAGCGCATAAGGCGTTAAAAGCAGGTCGTTACTTTAGAGCGCGTGTCGTCAATACAAGCGGCTCAAACCAAACATACTTACGCTTATATACCTATTATGGTGTATTCGACCAACTAACAGCACCGCTTACTTTTGTACCGTCTAGCGATAGCGATGCAACAACGACAAAATCCGTCATTATTGGTCAAACAGACGGCGGTGATTTTGTATTCGTCGGTGCTGACCCCGAAGGCGCGTTAAATATTCACGTTACTGACCATACATCGCCTTTCGGTGAGTTAATCACAGCTAACCTTACGCCAATCATTCAAGCTGACTTTGTGTATGGTATTAACGCTAATTTGTTCAGCTCAACGTTGACGGGTTCAGGTACAGCAACTAGCACAAGTCAAATGGGTATTGCTTCAACAACAGCAAACGCAAGCAGTAGTTCATTAATTCAAAGCGTTAGACGTGCAAAGTATCGTGCTGGCGAAGGGTTGTTAGCGCGCTTTACAGCACAATTCACGACAGGCGCGGCAAACAGTACACAGACGGCAGGTATGCGTAATGCAAACGTAGACGGATGGTTTATCGGCTATAACGGCACGTCATTCGGTATTATGTATCGTCGAAACAGTGTTGATACATGGGTATCACAGGCTAATTTTAACGCTGATAAGTTAGACGGTACAGGCTCAAGCGGTATCACTATTGACCCTACTAAAATAAATATCTTTCAATTAAGCATTGGATATTTAGGCGTGCGCGGTTGCTCGTTTCAAATATTGAATCCAGATTCTAAAGTTTGGGTTACATTTCACGAATACTCATTTATTAATTCAACTGCTGACCAAACGCAGTCTATTAACCCAACGATGACATTCGGAATACAGGCAACTAATACAACAAACGCTACTAACATTGTCGTTAAAAATGCCAGTGTAGGGGTGTTTATCATTGGTGCGCGTGAACGCATCGGCTCAACTTATGGCTTGAATAACTTTAAGTCTGTTGCGACAACTGATACCAACATCATCACTATTCGCAATAATACGACGATGAATAGCGTCACAAACCAAGCGCAGATCAGAATTAGATCGTTAAGTGTGTCAACTGTTGCTGGCGTTCCTGTTGTGTTCAAACTCATTAAAAACACCACGTTGGGCGGTATTCCTGCTTATACCAATGTTGACGCTACAAACTCTTGCGCGGCGTTTGATATTGCAGGGACTACGGTCACGGGCGGTAATGTTCAATTCAATACGACAGTCGGCGCGAATGGTAATGCGTTTATTGATTTGACTGGATTTGATATTTTCCTCGCTCCGAGCGACACGCTAACATGTACGGCTGCCACTATTTCAGGCGCGGCAGCTAATCATGTGGTTGCTATCAATTGGAATGAAGATATTTATTGATATTTATGCTATAAATAGTGGTATTTACTGTCGTGATGACAGCGAGGTGAGGATATGGGGTTTGGATCATTAAATAAACTCGGACGGGAAGGATTGAGATATACAGATGATAAATTCCGAGAAAATCATCTGTATGAAGCTGCGTTAATAGCAACTGGTGTAGGTGCTTTAGGTGCTGCTGGAACTGCTGGAACTGCTGGAACTATCACAGCATCAGGGACTGGCGGTGCTTTAGGGGCTGGAACTGCGGCTGGAACTGCGGCTGCTGCTGGAACTGCTGGTGCTTTAGGTGCTGCTGGAACTGCTGGAACTGCTGGAACTGCGGCTGCTGCTGGAGCAACAGGAATGAGCGTAGGCAATACATTAATGGGCTTAGGCTCAATTGGCTCAGGTATTTACAGTGCCAATCAGGCTAAAAAAGGCGCACAAGCACAGATTGAGGCTGGTGATCGCGCTGCATTATTAGAGCAACAATCAGCCGACAAACAACTTGCATTACAACGTGAGATTTGGGAAAAACAGCAAGCAGA